GGGTGATTTAGAAATAAAACCAAGAGGTACTGCAGCGGTTATGCAGAAAGAAGTACGAAGTCAAAGGTTGACTACACTACTACAAACTGCAATAAATCCGACTCTTGCACCTTTTATAAAAATACCAAACCTCATGCGAGAGCTTGCCATAGCACAAGACATAGATCCTGACAGTTTGGTGAACGATGTAAACGAAGCACAGATATTTGCTGAAATACTGAAAGGATTAGTAAATGCTCAACAAGAAGCAAGCCAACAACCTCAACCCACTGATGAACAACGAGAAGGCATGGGACAGCCTACAGGAGTACCTGCAGGAGCTAACCCAAATGACGCTTCAGGCGTTGGTGGCGGCACAATCGGAACTGGAAGTGTTCCAACTGCAGGGGAAACTGGCTTTACTGGAACAGATCAAGAAACTAAAGAGTGATCACGAAGCAGTTATTAAATTAAAATAAATGTCCCTTGTTATTCAAAAATATGTTGAAAGTCTAATAGATAAAGAAATAGGAATGATAGTGCCTTATGCTGTAGCTCCTGCTGTTCCTTTTATCATGCGACCAGACCCATTTGATTTTGATACAAAAAGAAGAACATCTTTTCCATTACCTAGTGACTTTAAAAACATTACAGGTCCTGAACTACAGGATTTACCTTTAACAGAGGAATCAGGAGATGATCAACCTCCAAGAATAGAATATGAGGATATCTTTGGAAATTTAGAAGATTATATACGAGATGAAGAAAGAGAATCTGAAAAAGGTTTAAAAGGCACAATTATGTCAGAAATTGAAAGACGAATGGATTTTGAATACGGCATAGAGTTAGCATCTGGACAAAAAGCGGCAGTTGGAACAGGAGATGGTATATTTACCATGCTTGCAGGATTAAGTGGCGCAGGTGCAATGGCAGGATCAGCATCAAGACAATCAAAGGAACAGTTAGAATTAATAGCAGCTAAATCAGCTTTAGGTTATCCGGGGTATGGCATAGGCAGAGTAAATAATCAATTAGTTGGAAAAGGGATAGATTACTTTGGTTATGATTCTCCTAAATCTCTTACTGGTAACTTACCATCAGGCATAACCACACAACAACAGCAAGAGATAGTTGATAACTTAGAGGGCAAAAGAGGTGGGTTAGGAACAGCTTACGATGAATATGTAAAATCAGGTGGTAGATTTGATATGTCTAAACCTCAAACAGAAGCCATGCTAGGTTATGAGAAAACTATTATAGAGTCTACAATACCAAATGATTTAAAAGCATCGTTGTTAGGATACAACAGAGCATCTAAATTAAACACTCTCTTAGGCTTTGGGGGTAGTCCTGTTGATAAAAATTATTATTCAATTACTCCATTTGAACAAATTTTACAAGACAGAGAAGAAACAGAACAAAATAGAACAGGTAATGTTCCAAGTGGTAGGCTTACAGACGTAAGCACAGTAGGTGGATTTATACCAGTACAAGGTCCAGTGCTTCCACCAATAGAAATAACTGGTGAGGGAGTGGAGAGTGAATCTTACAGTGATTTAGGAGGAGGATACTCTGAAAGTTTAGAAGGACTTTATACTGCGTATGGTGGTCGTATTGGTATGTCAAATGGAGGTTTTACTTCAAAAACTGAAACTATAAAAGGTGTAGGATTAATTAAACCTGAACAAACTTTTATGGACACAGATGTGGTGGATGATAGATTTGAATTTGATGCAGAACAAGGTGATTACATAGTTAACGGCCCTGCATCTAGCATGAAAAAAAATGATATAAATCTTCTTGTAAACTATGCAATAGATGAATTGAAAAAAGAAGGGGTTGACATCCGTGTAGGAAATCCTAAAATAAAAGAGAAAGATAAAGTTCCTTTAATAACAGCTTCATCAGAAACTTACATACCAAAAGTAATCGCAGAAAAGATAGGATATCCAATACTAGAAGCGATAAATGACATGGGTAAGCCTGAGGTTGAACGACTAAAAAATAAACTTGACGACAGACCTACAGATAAAAGCAAGTATGAAGCATCTAGTGGTGGTTTTCTTTTTGATGATAAAAGAAGAGGAACAATGCTATTTAATCAACCTGTGATGGATGTAACAAATCCTAACATAGATAGGGCATACGATGCTTTTGTTCCGGGGATATCTGATGTACCCATCCCCATGAAACCTGATGATGAAATGTTTTTTGGATACACATTAGGTAGCATAAAAGATGCGTTGTATCAAAAAGAAATGAAAGGGTACGAGGGAAAAGGATATATTTTTACTGGTGTAAAACCTAAAGGTAAAAAAGCAAGTTCAGCGTTTGGAAAGTTTCAAATAACTTACTCAACGTTAGAAGATTTTAAAGATAGAAGTGATGATTACGCTAACTTATCAAAAGAAGAAAAAATTTACGTAGATAATTTAATACAACAAGGAAGAGACAAAGTTAACTTAGATTTACAATATGGATTATATAGAAAAGGTAAAATAATACCTATGAAATCAGTATCTAAAAAGTTGAGACAACAACTATCAGGATTACAACAAGGTACTATACCACAAGAGATTCATAAAAAACATTATGATAAGATAGCAGATTTAGTTATAAGACAAAAACTAAAAGATCATAAAAATAAAGGTTTAAATAAATTTTTAGCATCGTACGGTGAAGGTCAACAGTATGCTGATGATGTTGAAAAAATATTAAAAAAATTAGGTAAGAAAAATCTAATAAAGAATTAATCAGCTACCCACTTATTAGTGGCCCTGATGAACCGAAGCAGCTACCCACAGCCAGTGGCACTGCATAAATGAGGTAAAACTATGGCAAAACAACAAGTTCGTGGTGCGAGAGCCAACAAACCAAATGACTCCGATGGAGTTATAAACAATCCTAATCTTTATCGTAACAAGTATCGTGAAGACGTTTACAAGGATGATGAAGAACAACAGACTCAAGACCCTACTACAGAAGAAGTAGCTACTCAAGAGGAACAACAGGAAGAAAATTTTGTATCTACAAAGAAAGAAGAGACTGCTCCAGAGCATGATTACAAAAAACGTTATGATGATTTGAAGCGTCACTACGATCAGAAGATACAGGAGTTTAAGACAAAAGAACAAGAATTATCTGATGCTATGCAACAGACTAACTCTAATGTTCCGTTACCTAAAACTCCAGAAGAGCTAGAAAAGTTTAGACAAGAATATCCTGATGTCTATGATGTTATACAAACAATAGCTTCTACAAAAGCTAATGAACAAGCACAAGGACTTCAAGATGAACTTAAAACTTTAAAAGCTCGTGAAAAAGAAAACTTGGTTAAAGTTGCTTATCGTGAACTTAAAACTTTGCATCCTGACTTTGAAGAGATAAAGACAGATGATAAATTCTTAAAATGGTTAGAAGAACAGCCAGACACAATTAGTGATGGAGTATTGAAAAACAATACAAATGCTCGACTAGCTGCAAGAGTTATTGATTTGTACAAAGCAGATGTAGGGATGACTACCAAAAAACAACAGAGTAAAAAACCAGACGTTTCTGCAGCTATGGCTGTTAAATCACCTAAAGTGAAGGAGATACAAACAGATATAGATGCAAATAAGAAAGTTTGGAAAGGCTCAGACATCGCCAAGATGAAACCTTGGGAGTTCGAGAAATTTGAAAAAGAGATCGATCTAGCAAGGCAAGAAGGGCGAATTAATATGAACAGCTAAACCTCAAATAAGGAGAGAGAAAATGGCTTTCGGAACAGCAGCAGGATACGGAAATTTACCGTCAGGTAATTTCACTCCTCAAATTTTTAGCCAAAAAGTTCTCAAATTCTTTAGACGTGCTTCGGTTGCAGAAGACATTACTAATACTGATTACACTGGGGAAATTGAAAACTTTGGTGACACTGTAAATATTATCAAAGAACCAACTATTACTGTATCGCAATACACTAGAGGTTCTGTGGTAAATACTCAAAACTTGGCAGACGATCAAATTACATTGACCGTAGACCAAGCTAACGCATTTGCATTTAAGATTGATGACATTGAAGAGAGACAATCTCACATCAACTTTGAAGCATTAGCTACTTCATCAGGTGCTTTTTCTTTGAAGAGAAAATATGATGCGAATGTGCTACAAGCAATCTCAGACGGTGCAGGTATTGCAGGTGCTGACGATGCAAGTTTATCAGGTGGATTAACAACCACACTATCAACTTTAGGTACAGCATCTGCTCCTATTAACGTAGAGACAGACGATGCAGGTATCAACTTAATGCTCTTAATGGCTAGAGTATTAGATGATCAATCTGTACCAGAAGAGAACAGATGGTTTGTTGCACCTCCAATCTTCTACGAGAAGATGTTTCAAGCAGGTAACAAGATAGCAGAAGTACAGGTAACTGGCGATGCTTCTTCTAACCTAAGAAACGGACTTGCAACTCCGGGTACACTTGCAGGCTTTACTTGTTACAAGTCTACAGCATTAAACAGTACAGGTGGAACTGACCAAGTAACATTAACAGGTGTCGCAACAGACTCCTCTGAGAATGTTATCTTAGCAGGTCACATCTCAAGTACTG